CACCTAAGGTCAGGTGGTTGTTCGATAGAGGCGCAGTTCGCACTGTCTCTACTTTTTGCTAGGGTTTCTTCCGCATGATGATATCCATGGGAGATCCAACTAAGGACCCCCAAGCTCCGGACTACCGGAGAACTTGGAATTCCCCTAACAGGGAAAATAGAGGGTACGCTCCATCCCTCCACAGTACTGTGACTAGCTCCCTACCTAGCACTTGTGCTCCTAGACCATACTTTCGGAATATTTCATCCTATCTGAGAGATCAAAGGGGTTTCCCCCCAATTCGGTTTACACAAGCACGACAGTAGTTTCACTAAAGTCATAATAACTGTGAAAGTAAGGAAACAACTGAACGTTTCGACAGAGTTTATCTCCCGTCGAGGAGTCCTAAAGCAATTTATAGACATGCTTAGGTCTTCGTCATCGTCTTCGACTCTTCCGGTGCCTCTTGGGCATGGTAAGGCACCAGAATTTGGGACTGCCTAGAGCGAAGAACTTTGTTACGTTCACGGAGTTTGAGGTCAGAACCATAACGTTCAATGAACTGGTTAAATGGGACTCTTTCGGAATTCGGGCTAAAACGATACCTAAGCCATTCCCCCATAAAGAATCTCCGCCAAACATTCTCCTCCTGCAAACTCGGGTTGGTCACTAACTCTGACATGTCATAGAAGTCAATGATCCCCCGCACCAGGATGCCTCCATAGGCAATACCTGGCGCGACCCCGATAAATGCACCCAGCATAACCGCCTGGATTGTCGTGTCTGCGTCAGCGACGCCGACAGTTGACGTGGGCCAGACCTTGGAACCATCAAATTTCCACTTGATTTTAAGGCCCTTCCAGAGGTTATCCGAGCCTGAAATATCGTGCTGCATAATCTGTTGAGCATCAGGGAGTGTCGCCGCTGAGTTATACTCAGCGGACATGTCCACACCGATTGCAATTCGACCCGAAGTCGAAGATCCACAACCGGAGACATAAATGATCTCAACCTCACGAAAGGCATAGTACTGGTACAGTTCTTCTACCTGTCCTAGCCTTGCAGAAATATTTGCAGGGGTGATTCCGACACGTCCATAATAGGAAGCTCCAATTTTAAATGGAGCTGCCAAGGTCGGCACCGAATCGGATTGAACGGTCAAATTCCAGAGGTCATGAAACGCGACTCTCTCGGAATTAAACCTTGTTCTCGGTCCTGAAACATCCGTGTGGACTTGGGCTTTGCCCGCGTTCCGAAGAATCTTCGACTTCGTCAACAACGAGGCCGTGTTCGTCGGGGCTCCTTCCTCGGGGAAGAGCCAGTCCTTCACGTATTTGGCGCCCTGATTATAGAGTGACGCGCCAATGCCCTCTTTACTCACAACCGCCGCCGCTAACGCCTTCGTTAGTCGCGGGACAGCTTGAGTGAAAGCCTGTCGTCTTACTGCTCCAGCAGCAAGCTGCTCCTTTCGGCTCTGGTTATACCAGGGCTTCGGAGTCTTGTTTTGTTGGGGTGGATTCGAACCACCTCGCTTTTGTTTAGTTGTCATGTATGGGATACCCGTGACGAAAGTTATGGAACCCTTTCATCGGAGACTGTTCATCCCCATTCCCCGAACTCCTGGAAACGTCCAGGTCGATAAAGTTCGGGCAGCGCCGTGCAGTCGTTCGGCATTCTGGTTAGCTACGCAGAGCGTATTTGGGCTAATTAAGAATGGGAACCCCATGATGTGGGAATCGGTATACCAAAAGGCACCCGCCCCCTCACATGTGTCAGTTTAAAGTCTTGACCGGGACTTATGACACTATAGAACCAGTCTCCACTGGTTCACCCAATTGGCATAACATACCTCTTGGGAGCATGGAAGATCATCGTACCGTCCTTGATCACGCACAGGGCGCGACAGATATGGATCGTATCTGTCTTCCATTCTGGAGACTGGGTGTAACTCCCAGTTTGCATTCTTCATCAGAACCTTCTCCTCTGGAGAAAATTTCAATGGTCTGACGACGAGTTCGTTCTCAAAGTCACAAGATCCACGGATCTTGACTGAGGAATCAACGTACTTTGGTAATGCAACCACAGGGACGCAGTGGGTGAGAGGATCGTTCCGATTCAGATGAACAATCTCTCCATGTTTCCAGGGACTATAGGGCTTCGGACGAGCCTCCTGGATAAGACCAATCGATCTCGGTCTAAACTCGGAGTAGACACACGGCTTTTCGAGCCGCCTCTTCATCAGTGTTGCAACAAACTGCTGATACCGAGTAACATGATAGGAAATCCCTTCGGGGGAAAAACCTAAACCTCCCAACTCTGGGGACACGAAAAGATTATACTTCCCCCCAAGAGACACTGCAAGGATAGTCTCCTTATGGTAATGGCAGAACCGCCTCCAGGCGCGTGCTTTGTTCTCAGCACCTTTGGAGCAAGTATTCCACCAATCCCAGCTGGGCCTTAGCCCAGCCCGCGACGTCAGTTTCGACTGTCCGGTTAAAAGACCAATGTTGAAGAAATGAACGCGGTGGTACAGCGCGTCTTCAGCATCCCACAATTCCGAGTTGATTGTGAAAAATCGATGATGGGTGTAATTCTTGCCCACGGATTTCTTGAATCCGGCAACAGAAATCACATCCGACCATATGGACCTCGTTTCCGAGTCCATCCTAGTCAACATATCATCACCGTTCACCAAACATACAACATCGGAAAGCGTTAAGGGGTAACCAAGACGCTTCTCCTTCGCAATCCAGAGACAAGCAAAGTTAATTGCACAAAGGATCGGGAAGGATAGGGTGGAGCCCATGAGCTGACCACCCTTCTGTTCCACCCAGTACTCATTACTCTTGCTCACCTCGTATCCTAATTTATGTTCATAAAGGACACGACGTAACACCATGCAAAGATCCAGCGGGCACTCCGATTTCTTCAGAACAGACTCAAAACAAAGTTTTGTAAGAGTCAGACTTACTCTGTCGGTTGCCCCCGAATAATCCACACTCTCTATCGGGTCCTCCCCACTCAAACACCAAATCAAATCGGTGAGGGCGAGAGGTCTACCAATGAGAGCAAACTGTGGCATCTCTTTAAGATGCTTATGCATGAGCTTCTGAAACGCAGAAGACAAGTAGTAAGGTACTGCAGGTCCCTTCGAAATCAAGCGAACCTTGAGAGGTTCCTTCACCGGAACAATCTCGGCTTCGAAAGGGACCCCACTCATCTCTAGGGCCTCATGGAGGATGTCGGAATATATGAAGTCCGTGCCATACAACGTTTCCGTCTGGCAAAAACCACTCTCATACATCCGAACCATCCCGTGTGTACATTGCGCTACAGCCCGGTGATACTCAAAGAGGAAACCATTAGTGATATCCTCGTCATTTAGTTGCTCTGCTTCCTCATACTGGTATTCCAAGACGGAAACACCAGAGAGTTCACAGTAGAGCTCCCAAGCGACGAATTCATCATATTCACGATAATCCTCCCTGTCATCACGGAACACACGGACACCATTCTCCATGAAGTCCTCAACATATCCCGCTTGTCCCCCTTTTGCTCGTGGATACTCTCGACTGGCACTATTGCTAGCGACAAAGAGACAACGATCCACTCTACCGACACCTTCCCAGATCAGGTCAAACTTCTCCTCGAACAAAGCGAGAAGATCTGAATCAATAGGAATAGGTTCGGTCCCGAGCAAAATGCTATGGTCTTCCATTGCTGCCTCGATAAACGATTCATCGACAACAGCACATGCTCTTTTCACCTGTAACAAAGAGTATAGAAACCTAGCATCCTTCCGTTTCCGGGAACAGATCATTCGCTTAACGAGACGTCTAACGACGCCCCGAAAGAGATGATAATCTATCCCCGGAGACGGAGGAGCAGGGTTCCGAAGAGCCAACGCAAATGGGGTACAAAGGCAGTACTTCGTGTTTCGCACGAAGTCTCCTAAACTCCAACTGTCTGTTACCTCAAAAAAAGACAACAGGCTTCGGGACGGGACTTTCTTCACATCGATCATTTCTCCCTGCGAGAAACGATCAAATAGAAGTTCCAACAGACCACGAAAAAGTTTACACTTGTGGTCTAGGAGAAGTTCAGATGAAGACGGTAACGTTCTCCGCTTCAACTCAACTCCTTCCTCGACGGTATAGAGACATGGTACATTCATGGACTGGGCGAGAAGCTGAATTACTTCAGCATCTCCCTTAGAACATACGGTACTCTGTCGAACGCTTTTACGTTGCGTTCCTACGCCGGATCGAGTAATCACATCGAAACACCGCAGCAGGTCTGTCGGTTGATATCCAGAGAGAATTTGCACAAATTCTTTCTGGGCTATTAACCGAGATCCGCTCTGCTGCGGAGACGATGATTTCTT